GTTTGAAAATGAAAGAAAGGGCTTTGGAACAATTTTAACAGAAACTCTTACTGGTGCTGCTGTAGGTGGTGCTATGGGTGGTATATTTGGTATGGGTGCTGGAGCCATACCTGGTGCAATAGCAGGTGCGATCTTTGGGGCTGTATCAGGCATCGGCCAAGTTGGTTTCGATTTTGTAGATGATGTTTTTAATGATGTAGATAAAATTCCTAACGAATTAGAGAAAGCGTTAAAAAACGAAAAAAGTAAGAACAAGTTACATCTGATGTACGGAAGAGAGGATGCGGCTGCAGAATTAACAGCTAATACAACAGCTCGCGTTAAAGAAATCATTGACGGTTTAACAACTTCAAACATCGGTCTAGATACTAACATCAAAGCTATGGAAGATTCTTTGGCTGGTGAGATAACAGCGAAGTCGACAGGGATCGGACGCAACAAACGCACAGACGAATATGTTATGTTTGGTGGAGAGCTAGTTAAGGTTAAGGAAATTAATGAACGTCTTGAAAAGGCAAAGAAAGAAAGATTATTAAGAGAACAACAATTAATCACCTCAAGAAAAATATTAGAAATGAGAACAGGCGAGCTACAAGCTGTTGAAGCGTCGGTTGAACAAACAAATAATTTAAATGATCAGGTTGATGAAGTAGCGGCAAAGGCAGCTGCAGCTAAACCTATTGATATTGAACCTGCACAAACTGAAGAAAGAGAAAGAAAACAGCATGTTGCTGCTGGTGGGTTTGCATTGAATATAGTAAATAACTATTATAATAAAGGTGGGGATACTGTTGTTCAGAATCAAGCTGACAATAGAGTTAACTCTACAAAGAATACAGCGATTGCTGCAAGTGGAGTTGGTGGATCTAGTAGGTTTAGTGGTGGAGTTGGTTTACCGACTGGTCAGATGGCATAAAGGAGGGGAGACGACCGAGAACCTCAATCCTTATCCCTCATTATCAACCTGAGATGTCACCCAGGAATTACAATCTCATAAACTTTTTTATTCGCCTTTCAAATATGCAAGTACAACTTCAGGTTGTGTTTCACCATAAGGATCCGTTCCACAATCATCTTCCATCCCAGGTTCACTAAACATTCTTTCAACAGTACCATCGTCTACGACCATAGCATATCTCCAAGATCTTTTACCGAAACCGAGATTGTCCTTTGCGACTAACATATCCATTCCTGCTGTAAATTCGCAAGATCCGTCGGGAATCAATTTGATGTTTCTCACTCTCAAATCTTCAGCCCAAGCATTCATTACAAATGTATCGTTACATGAAATACAATATACTTCATCGACACCAGCTTCTAGAATTTGATCGTATAATACATCAAACCCAGGAACTTGGTTGTTAGAACATGTTGGAGTAAATGCACCAGGCAGTGAAAATACAACAACTCTTTTTCCTTTAAAGTAATCGTCAGTAGTTGGGTGAACCCATTCAAACTCACCGGTTTCTACGTTTCTACGTCTTTCTTTAAATGTTACATTAGGGACTTGTCTCATAATAAATTTTCCTATCAATAGTTGGGTAGCCGAAGCTACCCAGATTTTAAATTGATTAACCTTTTAAGAATTCTTTCTTAGTGTCAATCTTAATTTTTCTAGCCTTTTTAGCTTCAGGAATAATTCTTTCCAAAGCAACTGTTAAAAGACCGTTTTTAAAGTTGGCGCCGATTACTTCAATATCGTCTGCAAGAGTAAAACTTCTTGTAAACTTCTTGAAAGAAATACCGCGGTGAATGTAATCACCTCCGCCATTGAAGTAATCACCAGCTTCATCCCAAGTGGAACGAATGGTTAATACATCTTCTTTTACTTCAATTTCTACATCATTAATATCAAGACCTGCGAGGGCAAGATCAATAAAGAACTCTTCACCTTTTGTGGTTCTGATATTATAAGGCGGGAAGCCTTGAGATTGATGTACTTGTGGGAACTCCGCTAATCTGTCAAAGACTCTATCGAATCCGACAGCAAAAGGGTGTAGTTGGTTTATGTTTAATCCAGTCATGTTATTCTCCTATTAAGCAAGATTAATTTATATCTGATGGTTTATACCCATCGGTTTCGCAAGACCCTTACGGCATCTTACAAATCTATTTATATTCTATTATACAACAGTTTTAGAAAAATGTCAACTATTTTTTTCCAATATTGTATTTGACTGTTAGTTCCCAATCATTCTTTTCTTTAAATGAAATGATTTTAATTTGATTTAGAGAAGCAATTGGATCTTTCGTTTTTGAAGGATCTACAATTTTAACAAGTTCCCATTCTTCTAAAAGATTCACTATCGTATTGCGACGTGATATATCTTCTTCTGTTAACGTGTTATGCTTTCCGTCTAAAATAAACAATTCTTTAAAATGTAAAATGGCATACCTACCTTTCTTATGTAGTATATGACATGATTGATATAACTTTTTTTCTTTGCGGCTTGAAATGCCTATTCGAGTCAATGTTTCTTTTACTTTGAGGAAAGAATCCTGCGTGGGTAATTCAACTTCGACACCTACTCCTTTGAAAATATCTGTGTCCATGATTTATATTCACCTTGTTAATTATTATGTTAGTGGCAATCGTAATGATACGATATAAGATTATTTATAATAATCATATTTTAGCCACCTTCATTGATTTTATCAAGGATAGTTTGGAGCTGTTCTTTATTTAATACTTTAAGATATTGTTTGGCAACTGTTCGGTTACATTGGTATACTTCTTGGATAGCATCAAGATCTGTGTTCTTTTCAGCCTTAGGCCATTTAGAGAATCTCTTACGCTTACGAAGAACAGCACGATAGTAATCGAACTGAGCAGCAGGAAATAATCCATGACGCATATTCATTTCGTTTGCGTGTAATATCGTATCCTCAAAATTTGTGAAGCCACGGTTCACTACATAAGGCGTATACAACTTTTCAGTATGTTCAGGTATATCGCTATTGCGAATAAGATCTTCCTTTGAGAAGGACGCAGCGTTCATAAAATCAAACGGACTAAGTTCTTTCATCGAAAAGCTCCTCGTATTCCTTTACCATAACATCAAAATTTTTGCCACATTCTTCACAGAGAATAAGTTCAGTCTTACCTTCATCGGTATTCGTTACTACCTTAAATGATTTCTTTTTCGTTGTTGTGGTATTACAATTAAAACATCGAGTTTTCAGCATTAGGAATACTCACATTCAATCATAACCTCAGTTAGAAACGCAACCATATTAATTTCTTGGTCGGCAACCAACGACGACTTGTACATATAATCAGCTAATGTAACTATGAATCCTGCTTGTGATTGTAAAATGACCTTTTGTGAACATGATTCGTAGATACGTCGAAACATTTCGTTCATATCTTGATCTGAGTTATTGGCAACCCATTTACGCATTTCAGTAAATTGCTTACCTTTTAATAAACGAAATAGATCATCAATAGATTCTTGTTTCAAATTAACAAAGATACCTTCATCAATTTTACCTGAAGCAGCATATGATTGTAATTCAGTTAATACACGTCTGAAATCAGGAAAGTGTTTCTCAATTACTTTAGCAACTACCTTAGGATCGTATTCGACTTCTTCTTGTTCAAGAATTGCCTTAACACGTTTAAAGAATTCCATTGCCATCATTGGACGATCGGCAGTATCAATTGAGAAGTCAACTTCGGAAAGTCGAGATCTTAATGGACTGATAATACGATTCTTGAAATTACAAGTAAAGATGAAACCACAGTTTGAACTATATTCTTCAATAAAGTTACGCAAAGCAGGCTGAACGTTTGCTGCATTCAAATAATCTGCTTCGTCAAAAATTACATACTTACGTCCTGTACCTGTTAGAGATACTGCGGAAGCAAATGTTGAGATATCGTATCGGAGGGTATCAATATTAACATTAAGAGAACCATTCTTTACGATATAATCGCAACCGAGTTCTTCAAGCATTGCCTTGGCAATTGTAGTTTTACCTACACCAGGACCACCTGTTAATAATAGATTTGGAACACTTCCGTCTGATACGAACTTCTGGAATGTTTCTTTTGTCTTGGTTGGTAAAATAGTATCAGCAACTACTTGCGGACGGTATTTCTCAACCCATAAGACTTCGTTTGATTTTGCATCAATCATAATTCACCATAAACATAATATAAAAAAATTTGAGAAAACGTAGGGGTGTTTGACCACCCCCACTTCTCGAGAAATGGGTTATCGTTTAACCAATAACCTTTTCAGCCAAAGGAGCATCAGGATTTGTTGTGTCAACAGAAACTTCTTCCTCACCAACCCCTTCAGGTTGC